CCAGTTGTTACAGCAGTAGCAGCAGAACAATAATAAGCTGTTCCATTAGCAGTTGCGTTAGTAATAAGATCTGCCTGAAGCTCCGCTTCAGTCAGCTCATTAGCACCTACAAGAGCTTCCTCAGTAATATGCATCAACAATTCTGAATCAGAATCGAAATCCATAGATTCCTGAGTGTACTCTGTAAAGAATCCGCGTTTCAGTAATTCCCCTTCAATTTGCGTACGGGTGAATCCAACACGGTTAACTCGTCCACCGTTCTCACGGAGAGTAGGTATTTTAGATTTAATTGTACCGGTATCTTTAGAAGAACCGTACAAGTTTTGATCATTTAGTGCTAATTCACCAGTATTACCGGCAGCAGTTCGAGCGGCAGCTCTATTTGCATACGCACTACCTTGTAAAACACCGGAAGAATTCCATGCTGAGTAAGTACCAGCAGTAAGTGCTGTACCTGCTGCATCCAATCCTTGGTCACCGGTATTCAATACGTCAAGCAGTGGTACATATACATCCTGCTTGATCTTTTTACCCATATGTTTCGGCATAGCACGTACATCAGCCAAAGGCATAAAATACTGCTTATCCCGAACAGAAATAAGGGCTTTCTTAAAATAATAATCAGTTCTTGCTTGTGCGCCTATATCTGACGCAGTTCCGCTAGCTGTACTAGACGGCGCATTATACATATTTTCATTAGCCATAATTAATGTCCTGTATTAATAGTGATAATTACCGGACAGCATACCTTTTCATAAACTCTTCATCAGAAAGACCTAAAAAATCCTCTTCTTTTGAAGCTTTTTTCGTAGTAGTTTGCTTAACCGGTGCCACTGCTTTTCGTTTTTTATTTCGATCAGCATCAGCTTTTTTGTCATTACTTGATACTTTAGATGCACCAGTTTGATTTGTCGGGGTACCAGTAAGAACACCTTGTTGATATAAATGTTCAGCAATTTGACGATAAGCTTCTACATCAGGAATACCTTCTAATTTACCTAATGCTTTTTCTTGCTGAAGTACAGAATTAACTTTATTAAAAACACCGCTAGCCATATGGGAATTAACAATACGAATAATTTCAGGAGTATCTGAAATCGTTATTTTACTTTGCTGGTCCCATTGTTTAGTTAAAACATCAATTGTTTTAGTAAAGGTTTCAGTATCTTTAATATCATCAAGAACTGCATCTAAATTATATTCTTTATCTGTTAAAGTGTAATTAGTAGGTTGATAATCATTAGGAACATCTTTGTCAATATCTAAAGGGTCTATGTCGCTATCCTGTATAAGCTTAGTGATCGCTTTAGGATCCTTTCTTGCAAGGTCAATTAAATTATTTAATTTACCTTCATCTAATAATTCATTTTTTTCAAGCATCTTAACTATCTTTAAATGCGGCTTTAACTGCGACATTTTCTTTTGATAGTTAGCGCCCATTTGCATTAAGCGCACTATGTCATTAGGATCCGTAACCTGCATATCAGTCCCATTGGCTTTAAAAGGACTAGACACCTTTTTATATGCACTTTCGTAATCAAACTCGGTAGTTTCCGGAGTATCCTCCTTTGTTTCTGTTGAGTCTTTCTTACTAGTATCAAGAGATTCTGTAGTATCACTATCCGTAGACGTTTCAGGCTCCGTTTGAGTATCCTCAACTGGTTGGCTTACTTGATCTTCTTCAGTTGTAACTTCAGTTTGCTCTTGTGCATCACTCTCTTCTTCTACATCAGTATCAGAAGTTGCTTCTGTTTCATCAGAAGACTCTGATGAAGTATCCTGAGCTGAATCTTCAAGGGTGGTCTCTGATTCTTCAGTAGACTCCTCGGATAAGAATTCAGTTGGATCTTTTTCTAAAAATTCCTGGTCTGATAGACCTAAAGAAGTTTGGTTCATTGAAGTACCTCTTCTTGTAATAATTCTTCACGTGTTTTTTCATGCCCTTCAATAGCTTGATCCATTTCGTCTCCCCGCCGCATAACAGATTCCAGCCAATTTTTAAGAGCACCTACACCATATATCATATTATCTATTAATTGTTTTTGATCATCATTCATAAAAGAACTTTTAGCCATAACTAATCTAGCAGCCTCTTCTTTGAAATACCCCTCCTCAATAACATCTTTAAATTCTTTGCTTTTCATTAATTTAGCACAGTTATCTCGTAGAGCTCTTATTCGCTGCGCCATGTCAATTTGTATTTCGACCTCCTCAATTGGCCTCATGTAATCTCCTTATTGTTGTTTAGTTAATGCATCAAATGCTGTTTTATCGAGGTTAGCTAATCTATCATATTCTTTCTTTTCTAACTCTGCCTCTTGATCAAATTGTTTATTATCCATTTGTTGTCGGTGCTTTCGATCTTCTGTATCTATATCTCGAAGACGACTTGCTCCGGATTCTTCCTCAACAAATTTAAGATCATCTAAATCAGACGAACTATGCATACTTCTTGCTTTAGCTTGTTCTGTTGCAGCTTTAGCTTTCTTAAGCTCAACATCTACTGCATTTTCTTGAGCTTTAGCAGATTCATTATTAACTTGCGCTTCAAGTAATGCATTTTCAAGTTGAGCTTTTTGCTGTGCTATAGGATCAGGTTGTGGTTGATATTCTTCAATACGTTTAGCTAAGTCAGGCATTTTACGTAATTTAGCTATATCAGCTAGAATCATATAACTCATTTCAGGAGGCATAGTATTTCCCATAGTCTGTAACATAAAAGCCAATTCACTAGCTTTTTGTTCATCAGCTTCTGCGGTAGAAATATTAAGCTTAATATCGTATTTCCCTCCCAGATCATTTCTATTAATGGCCATAAATTCTTCATTAGTAATACGAATAACTTCTTCATCTTCTAAAAATTCAGCATTCATAGAAATAACTTTACGCCCGATCTGAGTTAATCCATTAGATAGTCTACGTAAAATACCTAGCTCCCGTTTAGATGTAGCATCTAATGCCGATCTAATTCCAGTAGCAGTAGCTCCTAAAGCCTGACCAGAAATACCTTGAGTAAATGCTTTAACACCCGTTAATGCTTCTGCATCATTGTTTTGCATATTAAGTACTTCTAATGCGGATCTAGGAATTTCCGGGTAGACTTCCATATGAAATGCCTGTCGAGGATCTACATTAGCATTAAATTTATAATCATCCCCACGTTCAAATTTACGTGCATTAGTAACATCTAAAGCATCTTTCCTAATTCCTTGTTGCCCATTAGCACTACGACCAATAATATCTATAATCCCTCTAGTAACAGCTCCTACAATTTTTTGATTATCTTCAATAAGGGATGCATCTGGTTCCCCATAAATATTTTTACGGCGAGGAAGGTATTGAACTAGTACAAATGGCAATTTTTTATCTGGATAAGGATTCTCTTGTAATCGTATAAATGTACTTCCTACCCAGGTAGCAACAATAGATTTTACTTCTCCAGTATCATCTATATCCCAATACCCCCAGTATTCCCTAGCAATAACTTTTTTACGTGCTTTATCTTTAAATGTAAAAGAAGTGTCATCAGAATTAACAGCATGATCTGGTTCTGCTAATACGGAAGCACTTTCAAAATTAATGTCATCTAAATTTGTATATCTACCATCCTTTTTAAGTTCAGATAGTGATGTTTCAAAACTATAAACAGCAAAATTGGCTTTTTCTATGTCCCCTTCACAAGTAGGATCTAGTATTATATTATTGTAATCACAAACATCTAAAACTGGATGGTTTTTAATAGTAACAGTTTTCATTACCTCCTCAACCCCTACTTTAACTTCCTGCATTGCAGGTTGCCCCGTATTAGGATCTATAGCCATTTGTCCAGTATTAGGGTCCATAGCAGGTTGTAATTCCATTACATCTTCATAAACTTTACGTTCTCCTTCTTCAAATTCCCATCCAACTCTAACGATTACAGTCCCCTCGTCTACAGCCGTACGAATGTATTCATCAACAAATTTAACTTTATCCATTCTGCAGTTAAGCTGGTAATTTACAACCATACCATTCTGCATAGCAGATTCTTTATCTTCAAAAGTCTGAGGAGCTGTATTAAACAAATCATCTGTAGATAAAAAAGGTTCAGATAGAGCAGCATATCTCCATTCTGCTTGTCTACGCGCTAGCTTAGGAACTAATTTAGACCGCCCCTTTTTAGCATTGATTGTTTGTTCACCATTAAGAACTCTTAACCAATTATCTACTTCTTGAACATGAACATCATGAGCTACTTGAGCTGATTCAAAATCAGCTTTAAGATCTGCTAGTTGAGGCGGATTTTTCCAATCTGGCTGTAAAGTAGATGCATCAGTTTCAACCTGATCTACAACTTCATCTATATTTGTATCACTCATGTACTACTCCCGGCTCTTTCTAAATGTTTCTCATAATTACTATATTGTTTTTTAAGAAAATTATCAACCTTATATATCTTAAGGCTATTAATTGTATCATGATAAGTTACATAATTATCAAACATTGTGTGTTCACCTTCTAATTGAATAGAACAATATATATCATCTGCCTGTACTACTTCTGATACAAAGTAAGTCCAGATCTTAGCAAAATCTAATTTAGCTTCTGCAGATGCTCCTACTACTAAGCCCGCA